ATCAATAATTCTACGGGGGCAAAAGGCAAGAAAGTCATCTCCATTAATCAAACATGGGGGAACCAGTTTCTTCTTTTTGAACATTCTAGTACCTGTAAGATAGTCCTCACTGCGATACATTTTAGTCTTCGATGCATTATCATTCGATAGATTCCATAAAGCCAAATTGATGACACACAAAACCGGAAAGGATTTTATGTCGCCCATCATCTGTCCACTAGATTGAATTACATTGTCGCCGAACTTAAGCTTAACGTCACGACCACTCCACATTTTTTCCCTGAAACTACTGATCGATTCTCTTTGAATATTAGAATCGTCAATCATTTTTCGGAAAAACTCTGAAACACTTTGCCAATGTTTCTTTGAAGTGTCTGGACCAAGGTCAACGTCGTCTAACAGGTATTGATAGACGAGAGCCATTGCTTTCCATAGGCCTAAGCATACCGTTTTCTCAACTGGTATTAAGTAATTCAAGTTCATTTTTTCAATCATCATATTGTCCACGATTGTCGATAACTTAGGAGAGAGATTGTCCGTAGCGGATTCATAATCTGCAGATAGGAAAATTAATTCCTCCTCCTCCCCGTAGAACTCCTTTGAACGATACACTAGATCTTGTATATCTTCCTCAGAAACCATTCTACCAAAAACAAAATTTGATACTTTTTTCATTCGTTTACTAATTGCTGCCTGAAAAGGCTTTCCAGCTAAGAACTCATAGGCACCTTCAGTGGTGATACTACGGACTTTCAAAGGTTCCGTCAAATGAGTTGCTGTTCCAGAAAGTTTTCCTGAAGCAAAAGAGTAAGCAAAATAAGGTGCAGGACATATTCCACTGTAGGAATGTCCATATTTTGTTTTATAAGTTATTTTTGGTGCAATCTTGTCAATAATTCCAAACTGGCCGAAATCTGAAGGTTCAGTCACAGCAGATGTTGAAAGGCACTTCACAGAAGAATTAACCAACTCCTTAAAGGAAGAAGTTTTAATTTGAGAGAGTGAAGACCTAATGGAATCTATGTCATATTCTTTATCGACCGGTACCTTTGTTAAACGAGTAATATAGGAGCTTTCCGCTTCCTTGATAAAACTCTCGGGTACTGCGATGGCAGAATATCTTGATAAATTTATAGTTGAGGCGAAAGTAACAGCTTTTTTCCTGTTCTTTTCAGATTTTAGACGCCTAACTAGAGCCTTGTACAATTTTCCAAAGAAAGGTAAC